GGCAAGGACTTTGAACAAGCCCTTGACGCTGGCTCCGTTGATCCCAGCCACTTTGTCGGTTTCCGACGCCGTGGAGGTCTCCCCGAATTTCTTCGAGGTTTCCTGGATCAAATATTCGACACTGATGGAACTCTTCTCAACTCGCCGAACATTGATTGCATCTTGGCCGTTCGCCAGCTTACGCTGGTTTTCGGTAAGATCGAGAGGCAGTGCTCTAAAGCACGTACCTCTCGCGCAATGCGACGCTACGTTGAGATTGAGGAAGAGCTCGAAGGGTTAGACACTCGTAGCTTTGAGGAATTTCTTCCCCTATTCCGAAAAGCGTCTACCCTCCTATGGGCTGATGTTTTTGCACATGTCGAGAACTCTGTTCAAGACACACATCAGCTTGCGCATGACTGGGATTTTCCTCCGTCGAAAGACGGTAGGGCATGTGCCAGTCATGAGCGGACGGGGACAGATGTTTTTCAACATCTGTTGCCTGAATCATTAAGATTCAGTGAAGTCGATCCTACCGGAAGGAATTTCGTTAGCTGCAAAGCTATCGATCCAACCAGTAGGTTCAGCCTCGTCCCCAGGAACGGTCCGGGGGCTACGGCTGACCGAATTCGCGGCAACGCGAAGTTTTCGATCAGTCAATGGCCCTCTCGTCTGGAGAACGAATTTCCTTACGGAGATTACGCTCTCCCAAGCTGGCGCAGTTACTACCAGCTGGACCGTGTCGAGTTTCTCGAGCCTGGGCAGGAGCGACCTGTTAAGGTCGTGCCTGTTCCTAAAACGCTCAAGACGCCCCGCATCATCGCCGAGGAACCTGCCAGTATGCAATACTGTCAGCAATCTCTGTCGCATCAGTTTGTCGATGCGATTGAGCACGGAGTCCCAATCACGCCATCCTGGCGCGGTGAGCTCTGTGACCTCGGACGCGGGTTGGTCGGATTCAAAGAACAAGAGCCAAACAGGTTTCTTGCTCTCAGTGGCAGCATCAATGGCCGCCTCGCTACGCTCGATTTGAGCGAAGCATCTGACCGTGTTTTGAATCGGCATGTACTTGAACTCTTCTCTGGATTCCCGAGGTTATCCTCGGCTGTTCAGGCGACGAGATCAACGAAGGCCGATGTGCCTGAACAGGGTGTAATACCCCTGCTCAAGTTCGCGTCGATGGGCTCAGCTCTCTGCTTCCCCGTAGAGGCGATGGTGTTTTTAACCATCATCGTCTCCGCGATTAGCTACGAGAGAGGAGTTCCACCTACCCGCGACCTGATTAAAGGGTTGCGGGGGAAGGTGCGTGTCTACGGAGATGATATCATTGTCCCCGTAGAATATGTACACCGAGTGATTCAGTTCCTCCAATCTTTCGGGTTGGTTGTGAACTTTGACAAGTCCTTCTGGAATGGCAAATTCCGGGAGTCTTGCGGAGGTGATTACTACGATGGTGAGTGGGTAACCCCCATTCGTCTTCGCAAGGATCTGCCTCGGTCCCTCACTGACGTATCTGAAATTGTCAGCTTGGTGTCATTCCGTAATCAGCTTTACGAGGCTGGTTACTGGAGGACCGTAAGCAAGCTCGACGATAGGATTCGCTCCCTCTTTCGAGGGAACTTTCCGATCGTCGAGCCGACATCAGCAGTGCTTGGGAGAACATCAGTGGCATTCGGCTACGAAGCCGAATACGCTGATCCCAAGTCGCACGTGGCCCTTGTTCGGGGCTACGTGCAGCGTTCGATTACGCCGGAATCACCAATTTCTGGCGAGGGCGCATTGCTGAAGTTCCTGATTAAGAAGATGATTCTTCCTTTTCAGGATCCAGACCATCTGGAACGTCAGGGACGTCCCGTCGATGTCAGCATCAAACGACGGTGGATGAGACCCTACTAAAGGGTCTCTGGGGCAAGTAACTTGTTCC